ATACTAGTCAGCCTACGGGGATTGATGACTCTGTACGTGCTCGTGCTATGAAGTTTTTGGAAACAGGTAAAAAAGATGATGAATCTTCTAAGCCAAAAACCATGGTTAAAAAGACTACAAAAACTGTTGTTGAGTCACCAAAATCTAAATCATCTTCTGAGCCCAAGGGATTTAAAGTTCCTGAAGCAGAGCCTGGCTTAGAAAATGTTAGCCCTGAATTGGATTTATTGCCAATTGGTAAAGTTGCGGGAGTGTTAGGCGCAGGATACATGGGAGCAAGAGCGCTTGGTAAACGCATTCTTGGGAAAAGAGCGGCAGAAACAGCAAAGAAAATGGCTGATAAATCTGAAAGAACACGTTCTAGTGGTGCAATGAAAGATGATTTTAGAGCTGAAGAAATGCGTGAAGGGTTTAAACGTGGTGGTTCAGTAAAACGCAGTTCTGCATCAAGCAGAGCTGATGGTTGCGCAACTAAAGGTCACACACGTGGCACTATGGTTATGTGTGGTGGTGGCTATATGGGTAAAAAGAAATGAGAGCCTCTCGTGGGATGGGTGCAATAAATCCATCCAAAATGCCGAATGGAGTTAAAAAAGCCCGTAGAGATAATACGGACTTTACTGAATATGCTGAAGGTGGACATGTAAATGCCGCAGGTAATTACACGAAACCAAGCCTTAGAAAGCGCATTGTATCGCAAGTTAAATCTTCGGCAGTGCAAGGTACAGGCGCAGGTAAATGGTCGGCACGTAAGGCTCAGTTAGTGGCTAAGAGATACAAAGCGGCAGGTGGTGGATATAGATGAGTGATTTAGCCAAACCACAACGTTCTTTAAAAGCATGGGGAGAACAAAAGTGGACAACAAAATCAGGTAAAAAGTCTTCTGTAACAGGAGAACGCTACTTACCTGAGAAGGCAATCAAAGCATTAAGTCCACAAGAGTATGCGTCAACAACAAAAGCAAAACGAGCAGGAACAGCTAAAGGCAAGCAATTTGTAGCGCAACCAAAAAGCATTAAAGATAAAGTTAAACCTTACAGGAGAATTAAATGAGTTTATTTGATAAGTTAGAAGAGCATGCAGAACACATATTTGCAACGTTTAAACGCATTGCAAACCATGAGATGCAAACTATAGGCGCTGTAAACGAAACTACAGCAGAAATTGTTTCTATGTTAGATGAGCACTTAACACCTGCTGTAGAGCCTGAGGTTGTTGTAGAAGCCGTTTCAGAAGAGCCTGCGGTAGAGGCTGTAGTGGAAGATGCTCCTGTTAAAACCCTTGATGAAGATGCATCCAAGTAATGGCATTAACTTCGGGTACTTCCTCTTTTAATCTAGACCTTACTGAGTTGGTTGAGGAGTCTTTTGAGCGTTGTGGTTCACAGTTGCGCTCAGGATATGACTTGCGTACAGCACGTAGGTCAATTAATTTAATGACCACAGAATGGGCTAACCGAGGAATTAACTTGTGGACAATTGAGGAGGAAAATATTTTAATGGTACCGGGTCAAGCATTCTATAATGTTCCAACCGATACCGTTGATATTTTAGATATGGTAACAAGGACTAATAATGCAAGTCAGTCCAACCAATCCGACATTAATCTAAGTCGCATTTCTGAATCAACATATTCAACAATACCCAATAAATTAACTTATGGTAGACCAATTCAAGCATGGTTTAACCGTCAATCAGGTAATGCTGACATTAATTCCAATATATACCTTGCTCAAAACATTACATCAACTACGCAGAACACGATTGTTTTGGGTAGTATAGACAACTCAACTGTATTAAATTTACGGTCAAGTGGTTATGTGCAAATTGATAATGAGATTATTGGCTATGCCAATATTAGTGGCAACACTTTATACAATTGTTATCGTGGACAAAATGGCACGACAGCCACCACGCATATTGCAGGACCATCCAATTTAATTACAGTGCAATATTTACCCAACATTGTTGTTTGGCCCACGCCTGATACAGGAACGGTATACAACCTTGTGTATTGGAGAATGAGAAGACTTCAAGACGCAGGTGGTGGAGTAAATATACAAGACATTCCATTCCGCTTTATTAACTGTTTTGTGGCAGGTTTGTCTTATCTATTAAGCGTTAAAATACCCGGCACAGACCCTAATCGTGTATTGTTTTTAAAACAAGAATACGAACAGCAGTTTGATTTAGCTGCACAAGAGGATAGAGAGACAGCACCTGTAAGATGGGTGCCTCGTAATTTGTTTTATTCGAGATAATTATGGCTAGTAAATACTCATCAGGTAAACACTCAATTGCCGAATGTGACCGTTGTGGTCAACGGTATAAGTTAACTCAGCTTAAAAAATTAACAATTAAAACTAAGTTAGTTAACATAAAAGTTTGTCCAGAGTGTTGGGAACCAGACCAACCTCAGTTACAATTAGGTATGTACCCTGTTAATGACCCGCAGGCTGTACGGGAACCAAGACCAGACATTTCTTATTACGCATCAGGCGTAAATACTTTAGGGTATTCTGATGATGGTAGTAGACAATTTCAATGGGGATGGTATCCTGTAGGAGGGTCTAGAGCATTTGATAGACAATTAACTCCCAATTATTTAATTGCGGTTGGGAATGTAAATAGCGTAACGGTAAGCACAACTTAGGAGTTTAAACATGGCATACAATAAAGCGGGTGATGGACGAGTAATTAAAAAAGGCAAAACTAATGCTGAAGTTTTTCCTACTGACGGTCCAAAAGTGATTGATAAAGGTCCTAAAAAAATGACAAGTTCTTTAAATAAGAACTACAAAGCAATGGGTCGTAATTTAGCCCGTGCATCTAATCAAAGGGGAAGATAATGGGTTACGACAAAACTCCTAAGCCTACAACAAAAAACAGTCCGTCTATTCGCACGGGTCATGCAAAGTTTAACAAGCCTGCTGAAGACTATGCTCCTCCACACACTATGTCTGGTGGCAAAGTAACTGCTAATGCTAAAGAAATTGAAGTTCAACGTGACCCCAATACTTTAACTGCTCGTCAAGTTACTCCACGTACAGTAGCTATGCGTGTAAGCGCTGGCGACCCTAATGCTGACGATATTAAAACTACAGGTATCGAAATGCGTGGTGCTGGAGCGGCAACTAAAGGTAGAATGTCTAGAGGACCAATGGCGTAATGAACTACGTTCAACTGCAACAAACAATACAAGACTATAGCGAAAATACGGAAGCGTTATTTGTCGCTAATATTCCTACGTTTGTACAACAAGCAGAAGAGCGTATTTATAATTCGGTTCAGTTTCCATCGTTACGTAAAAACGTAACGGGAGCTTTAACTCCTGGCAATCAATATTTGTCTTTGCCAAATGATTTTTTGTCTACTTATTCAATTGCAATTTTTTCAACTAATTACACAACTCTTCCTTATACATACTTACTTAACAAAGATGTTAACTTTATAAGGGAAGCGTACCCTAGTCCTACGGTGGCTAATCAAGGCGTACCTAAATATTACGCATTATTTGGCCCAACATACAATAACACTAATGAATTGTCTCTTATTCTTGGTCCTACACCTGACGCTAGTTATATTGCAGAACTGCATTATTTTTTCTATCCACCATCAATTGTTCAAGGCATTATTACAGGTATTGGCTCACTTACTGCGGGTACTAATTATACCAATGGTACATATGAAAACATTCCTGTTACAGGTGGTTCAGGTCAAAATGCTACAGCCACAATAACCATTTCTGGCTCTTCTGTTACTGCATTTACTATTACTAATGGCGGTCAATTCTTTGTGGTGGGTGACACCATAAGTTTTTCTTCCACAAGTATTTCTACAACCAATGGAACAGGCTCAGGGTTTTCCACTACTGTAACATCTATTAATAACTCAACAGGCACTTCATGGCTTGGAGATAACTTTGACCCCGTACTTTTATATGGCGCTATGCGTGAAGCCATGATATTTATGAAGGGCGAAGCGGACATGGTTAAGTACTATGAAGACAAGTACTCTGAAGCTCTTATGCTTGCTAAACGTCTTGGTGATGGTCTTGAGCGTGGTGATGCTTACCGTGATGGTCAAACCAAGCTTAATGTCAATATTAAAGGTAGTACTGCGGTATGATAGTCCAAGGGCAAACTACACAATTTAAGGTTAATCTTTTAAGCGGATTAGAAAACTTTGCCTTAGGAACTCCTTATGTATATAAAATCGCTCTTTATAATGCTAACGCTAATCTTAGTAATAGCACCACTACTTATACTTCTACAAATGAAGTTCCTAATGGAGGCGGATATACGACAGGTGGTCAAATACTCACAATATCTAATCGACCTACAGGCGATACTTCTAATAATACTGCTTGGATATCTTTTAATAATGTAACGTGGACTGGAGCCATTACTGCAAGGGGTGCGTTGGTTTATAATAGCACTACAAATGCGGCTTGTTTTGTGTTAAATTTTGGTAATGATGTTGCAAGTTCAAATAGTTTTACCGTAACATTCCCAACACCGGGTTCAACTACAGCCGTTTTAACAATTTCTTAGGAGTTAATATGCATAATGAATTAGCGGGTTCTGGCGATTACGCTGTAGCCACATTGCAAACAAACGCAAGTATACCCGAAGGAATGGGCGTTGATGGTTATTATCACGTTGAATGTCGTGATGCCAATGGCAATTTAAAGTGGACAGAAGAGTTTCCTAATTTGGTTGTTGCTGTTGGCAAACAGTTAATGCTTGATACATTGCTACGCACTTCAGGTACATACACAACTGTTGGACCATTCTTAGGTTTAATTGGTAACTCTACAACATTTCTTCAGTCCGACACAATGGCTTCGCACACATGGACAGAGTTTACAAATTACACAAGTAGCCCTTCAAGCACTGCGGTTCGTGGAACATTGTTGTTTACAGCATCCACCAACAATGGACTAGCCTCTCCTGGCAACATTGTAACAAGCACAGCACCTGCAATTACTTATACAATTACAGGCGCAGGCGGTACGGTTTACGGCTGTTTTTTAGTAACGGGGACAGGCGCAGTAAACACTTTATCTAGCACCGCAGGCACTTTATATTCTGAAGGAAACTTTAGCACAGCAAAAACTGTAACGGTTAGCGATACAGTAGCAGTAACTTATAGTACAACCGCAACATCTTAATAGGAAAAAAAATGAATATTGCTTTAGAAAAAAACGAAGTTGATTTTGTTATGAACGTATTAGGTGAATTACCTACTAAGTCTGGTGCATTTATTTTATTGCAAAAGATATCAGCTCAAGTTCAAGCACAAGCAACTTCAGAAGAAGCCCAATCTGAATAAGGAGTCCTAAATGGCTCTAGTAGTATATAACCGAGTCCAAGAGACTACAACCACCACAGGCACGGGAACAATAACCCTTGCCGGTGCTACAGTTGGGTTTCAATCTTTTGCCGTAGTGGGCAACGGAAATACTACTTATTACACACTTTTGAGTGGTCCATCTTGGGAAGTTGGTATTGGTACATACTCAACCACTGGACCAACTCTTGCTAGAACAACCATACTTTCGTCAAGTAACTCAGGAAGTGCAATATCCCTGTCAGGTACATCTAACGTATTTATTACATATCCATCAGAGAACGCAGTATGGCAAGGTGGTCCGCTTGGAACTCCATCTTCCGCTACGTTAACTAATGCCACAGGATTACCTTTAACAACAGGCGTGACAGGCACACTTCCAATAGGTAGTGGAGGTACTGCGCAAACTTCGTTTACCGCAGGGCAAATTCATTATGGCTCGTTTAGCACAAGTTCTAATTTATTTTGGGATAGTGCAAATAATCGACTAGGTATAGGCACAAGCAGTCCTAGTTATGCACTTGATGTAAATGGGAGTGCAAGAGTAGTAAACAATATCTATGTTCCATCAAACATAACTTACAAGGTTGGACCATCTGCCGCAACACAAGCAGGTTTAAAGTTTGACAGTAGCAATGGAATGTATCTTGATTCGGATACGGGCATTGTTTTTAGGGTTAACGGAGGAACGTCATTTTCAACTGCAATGATTTTGGATTCCTCAGGGAATTTAGGACTTGGAGTTACCCCTAGTTTATGGGCATTAGCTGGCTATAAAGCATTAGAAGTTAGTGTTGCCGGGAATGGCATTTATAGTGGTTTAAACG